AGGCGAGGCGATCATCACGAACCTGGGCATCAAGCTGGCACCCAGCTACGGCAAGACGGTATCGCCCGACACCAAGGCCACGGCCAAGCGCACCTATGACACGCTGCTGTCGCGGGCGGCCATGCCGATGGAGATGCAACTCCCCGCGTCCATGCCGCGTGGTGCCGGCGCCAAGGCCTACGACGACCCGTTCGTGGACAACCCGGAAGAACCCATCCTGGCAGGCCGTGACGGTCCGCTTGAATTCTGAGAGGCGCACATGCCGACGATCAATCAACTCCCGCTGCTGACGCAGGTTTCCGCAGGCGACCAACTGCCGGTCTACAGCCCGAACAACGGGGACGCACGGCGCCTGCCGATGTCGGCCCTGCTGTCCTACTTCCAGCAGCAGTTCGCATCGCCTACGGTGGCGGTGAACCTGTACGTTCCCTCCACGGGCTTCAACATCGCGGCGCCCACGCCTGTGAGTGAGCAGCAGTGGATTGTGTTGCAACCCGCTGGCACGCTGGCCGCCGGCACCGTGACGCTGCCACTGAACACATCGACGCCTGACGGCACTGAGATTCTGGTGACAACCACGCAGATCATCACCACGTTTGCCGTGGGGCTCAATGGCGCGACTGCGGCGTTTGGTGCGCCCACCACGCTGGCGGCCAATGCTTTCTTCCGGCTCCGGTTCTATCAGCCGACCAATTCCTGGTATCGCATTTCCTGACGAGGCACACATGGCAGTCCAAGCAGCATTCAACCCGGCCTACGGCAGCGGCGTTACGGTGTCGCCAGGCGTAGCGTCCGCATCCAGCACGGTGGGCGGTGGCAGCAAGGCGCTGGTCATCACCAATCTGAGTTCAACGGTGGTGGCCTACGTGCGCGTGGGCGAAGGCTCGGCAACGGCCACGACTGCCGATTACCCCGTTTTGCCATCCACGCAGATCGTTTTGTCGAAAGCGCAAGACCAGAACGTGGTGGCGTACATCGCCCCGGCTGGTGGCGGATCGCTTCACATCATGGCCGGCGAGGGGTACTGATGTTTCCGGTGACGCGCTCGACAAGTCGGAGTCGCTTTTTTAAGCCGGCCGCGGCAACCCCTGCGCCGGCCACCGATCCGTTTTTCGAGTACGTCCCCCTGCTGCTGAACACCAGCGCAACGAACGGCGCTCAGAACAACACGTTCCTCGACAGCAGCACCAACAATTTCACCGTCACCCGCAACGGCGACACCACGCAGGGGTCGTTCAACCCGTATATGCCTTCGGGGTACTGGAGTGGGTTCTTTGATGGGACGGGGGATTACCTTCGTATTGCCGACAACGCGGCGTTTACGTTGGGGAGCGGTGACTTTACGATTGAGGCTTGGGTTTACAACGGCACTTCTGGCACTCGGCAGGTTATTTCAGGTCAAGGGGATTCGGCTGGGCTTCAAACATCAATTTCTTATTACGTCGAAAAAACAGCGGCAAACAAATTGAGAAGCGTAGTATGTTCGTCATCTACTGAATACGCTGCCGTAAGCACTGCCGATTTGCCACTAAACCAATGGGTTCACGTTGCTTTTGTGCGTAACGGAAATACCGGCACCAACTACATCAACGGTGCGGCAGATGGCACGGTTAATTTAACAGGCATTACTGCCAACAATTCTTCTAATCAAGTTGCTATCGGCGCTCTTGGTGAGTTGACCACACTGCTGTACACAGGCTACATCAGCAACTTTAGGCAAGTAGTAGGCACCGCCGTCTACACCACCGCCTTCACGCCCCCCACCACCCCGCTGACGGCCATCACGAACACCTCCCTGCTGTGCTTGCAGGACAACCGCTTCAAAGACAACAGCACCAACGCCTTTGCCATCACGCGCAATGGTGACACGCGCATCAGCAAGTTCGCGCCGTTCAACCCGCCAGCGTCTTACAGCACGGCCTCGTATGGGGGCAGTGGGTATTTTGATGGGACGGGGGACTATTTAAGCGCAACATCAAACGCAGCTTTCAGTATGGGCACGGGAACCTATACTGTAGAACTGTGGGTATATTTAACTGCTACGCAAGCAACAGGCGTATTTTTTCAAGTTGCCGGTGGGCTACAGTTTTCTACAAACATCAGCAACAACGTTGCAATAGCGGAGCAAGGGGTTGCTTTTGACTTATCGTCTACAACAACTGTACCGTTAAATCAGTGGGTTCATTTAGCGGCGTCAAGAGACTCAGGAAACACAACACGTATTTTTCTGAACGGTTCTGAAATAGCATCTGGAACAGTGACCAAAAACTATGCGCAGGGGGCTGCGTATATCAACTACAACGTAGCCGCAACCACAGTGCATCATACGGGGTATTACAGCAACCTCCGCGTTGTCAAAGGCACCGCTGTCTACACCGCAGCGTTCACCCCGCCGACCACGCCCCTCACCGCCATCACGAACACCAGCCTGCTGCTGAACTTCACCAACGCAGGCATCTTTGACGCGGCCACGATCAACGATGGTCAGACCGTGGGCAATGCTCAGGTCAGCACCACGCAGGCGAAGTGGTCACCAACCAGCATGTCGTTTGATGGCACGGGCGACTATGTGACCGTCATTGACAAGCCAGAACTGCGCATTGGCACGGGTGACTTCACCATTGAAGGCTGGGTGTACCTCAACGCCACAGGCGTGGCCTACGGACTGGTGAGCAAAGGAACGTCCACCACGGGTTGGTCGGTAAACGTCACTTCGGGCAACAAGCTCCAGTTCAGCTACACCGCCACGCAACTGACAGGCGCTACCTCGCTGGCCTCGGGAACTTGGTACTACTTTGCGGTGGTTCGGTCTGGCACGGCATCTGGGAACCTGCGGGTCATTTTGGATGGAGCCACTGACGCTACGAGTGCGGGTGCGGTGAACGACAACTTCAACCAGACGAACGTGCTGTATGTCGGCGCTGACCGCGTGGCCGGCGCTGTGCTGAACGGCTACTTGCAGGATGTCCGCATCACCAACGGGTACGCCCGCACGACCTCTACACCCACCGCAGCCTTTCCGACGCTATGACGCTCTACAGCAAGAACGGGTCGATCCCGAAGCCTGAGACGGACGGCACACCCGGCTGGGTGGAGGTGCCTGAGCCTCCTGTGCCTGGACCCGGCGAGGAAACGGTCTGGTGGAGCCCGCCCGGATGGGTGGTGCGGCCTGTGGAGCCTGCGCCGGTCGAGGGCTATGTGTGGAAGTGGAGCCAGAGCGAGGAGAAGTGGGTGGACTACCAGTTGCCACCTGAGCGTGGCCCCGCTCCTGGCCCTGCGCCGGCGCCGATGCCCAGCGGCAACGTGACGATTTAAGTCAGACATGCAAATCCCAATCGTCAGCGGCATCTACACCGACAACGGCCCTGACCTGCGCACGGCCTACCCGGTCAATTTCTTTGTCACGCCAAAGGGCAGCGGCATCAGCGATGCCTACCTGCGGCCGGCTGACGGGATCGTGAGCGATGGCACCGGCCCAGGCACTGACCGGGGCGGCATCGAGTGGCGCAACACGCTCTACCGGGTGATGGGCACCAAGCTGGTGAGCATCGCCAGCAATGGCGCCGTCACCGTGCTGGGCGATGTGGGCGGCCCCGTGGATGAGCTGGTCGCGTTCGACTACTCGTTCGACCGCCTGGCCATCGTGTCCGGCGGCCGGCTTTACTACTGGAACGGCGCCACGCTCACTCAGGTGACGGACCCGGACCTGGGCACGGTGCTGGTCGATGTGGTGTGGGTTGACGGCTATTTCGTGGTCACGGACGGCGAGTTCCTGGTGGTCACGGAACTGAGCGACCCGACGCAGGTCAACCCGCTGAAGTACGGCAGCAGCGAGGTGGACCCTGACCCGGTGGTGGCCCTGCTGAAGCTGCGCAACGAGGTGTATGCGCTGAACCGTCACACCATCGAGGTGTTCGACAACGTGGGCGGCGACCTGTTCCCCTTCGGCCGCATCGATGGCGCGCAGATCCAGAAGGGCGCCATCGGCACCTTCGCGTGCTGCGTCTTCAACGAGATGATCGCCTTCCTGGGCAGCGGACGCAACGAGGCACCCGGCGTCTACATGGGCGCCAACGCCACGGCGCAGAAGATCAGCACCGACGAGATTGACCGCCTGTTGTTGACCTACACCGAGTCGCAACTGTCGCAGGTCAAGCTCGAAGCCCGCAACGACAAGAACCACCAGCTGCTGTACGTCCATTTGCCAGACCGCACGGTGGTGTTCGACCTCGCGGCTTCCGAGGCGCTGAAACAGCCGATCTGGACGACCCTGACCACCACGATTACGGGCTTCGCGCAGTACAGGGCGCGCAACTTCGTCTGGGCCTATAACCAATGGTGTATAGGCGACCCGGCGTCATCGGCCATCGGGCACACTGTGGACACGCGCAGCGACCATTGGGGCCAGACGGTGCGCTGGGAGTTCGGCACGATCATCGTCTACAACGCCGGCAGCGGCGCCCTGTTCCACGAGCTCGAACTGGTGGCGCTCACCGGCCGCGTGGCGCTGGGGCTGGACCCGCAGATCAGCACCAGCTACTCCTTTGACGGCTCATTCTGGGGCCAAGATCACTACATCCGCGCCGGGGCCATCGGCAACCGCACGAAACGCCTGGTGTGGCTACGGCAGGGCTCCATGCGCCACTGGCGTATGCAGCGGTTCCGGGGTGACAGTCAGGCGCACCTGTCGTTCGCCCGCCTGGAGGCGCAGATCGAGGCGCTGGCGTACTGATGGCCTCGTCCAAGCTCAACCTCACGCGGGATCAACTCGCGTCGTTCCTGCAAGACCATGAGCAGGTGCGGCAGTTCGAGCGCCTGTTCTCAAACGTGCGCGAACTGGAGCCCACCACGCTGGTGGATCTGGCCATCGCTGCCGATACGGCTGACCAGAAGGCTACCGAGGCGCTGGACGCTGTGGCCACGCTGGCGCAGGACACCGCGCTGCAAGCCGAGGCCATGGCGCAGCAGGCGCTGGACGCCGTTGAGCAGATGCGCACAGCGCTGGAACTGCTGACCACTGCGCCACCCCCGCGTGAGTTCAAGCGGTCGCGCTTCGGGTCGTTTTACAGCACCGCCACGCAAACGGCGCTGGTGATCAACACGGCCACCGAGGTAACGCTGAACACCACGGACCTGTCATCCGGCGTGTTCCTGAGCGGTTCCCCGCAGTCGCGCATCAACGTGGATA